ATGCGGTGAAGAGAAATATTTATTCCCTATAAGAGGCAGAAAACTAAAAGAAAAAAGATAAAATATGAATAATTTTAAACTTTGCTATATCAGAGACTCTTTCGCTTTCTTCACTACTGCAGAGCTTAAAGATCAGTGGGGGGACAGTTGGAACAATGCGCCTTATCGACATAACGCCGAAGATCCCAACGAATGGAGTGAATGTAGTGATGTTCCGAAATACGAGATAAAGAAGATCGCTTACGATGCTTATCTTGACAGACCGGGCGACCGATACAGTGTTGAGATGATAAACGCTGGCGCTGTAGCGTGGCTAGTCTATGCATCAAGTCTAGATCCGAAAGTAGTGATACCGGCAGGTACGACGTTAGAGGATTTCAAGAGGCTTATTAAAGAAGCAGGTGGAAAGACTTACGAAGAAAGCATTACGACAACGGAGATCCCCGAAGGTACGTCGAGTGGAATGTTGACGTTCAACGGGTCGCCCGTGTATTCTGAAGGTGGCGATTACGAGGGAAGGAACTAAAGACGACCGTCGAGGTTCAAATGCTTGCGCCTTGCTGCGTTCTTCTTCTTTCGCAGCATTGCTTTGCTGTATATACGACCTCCGAAGAAGCCTGCTGTTATTAGTATTGTATCGATTATTATTAGTGATATCATTGTGTTTTCTCCTTGTTGAGTAATGCTATACGTCCCTTTAGACATGTTCTCTCGTGTGTAAGATAATAGATTGGATACCTTGCATCGTCATTTCTAAGAGTGCCAGTTGCTACGCTGTAGACTATTTTGTCAAGCTCGTCGCAACACTCTCTCAGCATCGCTCTTAAGATTGGGAGATCTTGTACTGTGTCGTTAAAGTTGTCGATTGAAAATATGTCCATTTTTAGTGCTACGCCTCTATCTCATGTTTTAGCCGTTCAATAATAGAGTCCATTTCACGGCTTGAGATATCAATATATAACTTGTCGATATCGCTTTCTTCAATTTCGTATTCAGTACAACTGCCATCACCGTTAGTTCTTGTTAAAAAAGGATTATCTTTTTCAACTGTATCGAAAAAATCGTTCATTCTAGATAACCATTTATCTTCGTTATCATCATTTACAATATCGTTATATTCTAACCAGAATTTATGCTTTTTCATCTTGTTGCCTTGTTTTGTTGCTTAATATAGTTATAATATAACACAGCGCTTTAATACATGCAACAAAAAAGATCATATTTGTGATCTTTCTCTGATTGCTTCTGTTAACGTGTCTTTTCTGTAGTGTGTTCTCAGTGTTGTATATATAATGTGCTTCGTGTTACAATCGTTGTAGAACTTTATTTATTGATTAAATAAGCTTTAGCGTTGTATTGTGAGAAAAATAACAGTTAAAAAAGGTTTACTATGATAAAACCAATAGGTTCTAAGATTCTTATTCATCTGAAAGACACGGCTAAAGATAAAGTGGGTAGTATACTACTAGCGACGCCTGATACCGATGAAGAGATATTTGTTGTAGAAGGGATAGGGAATAGTGTAGAAGATATCGAGGTCGGTATGACAGTGATCGTAGATAAATACGCGTCGTTACATTTAACGTGTGAGAAAAACAAGGCTATCGTTGATGAATCAGCAGTTATAGCGATAATTGAAGATGTTTAAGGCATGAGTTACGAAAACACTGTTTCAACGAAACTTACTCTTGACGATTTACAGTCGTACGCAGACAAGATTTTATCAGACGATTATAAAAATGACTACAAGCATTTTTTGTTGACTCCTCCAAGCGCAGACAACGATATGCTAGAAGCCCCTGAGGACGTAAAGAATGACGCTGTACGCCTTTTCTACTATCTGACCGAGAAAGGGCATGTTTGTTTTTTAGAATGACAGCCGAAGAGATACAAGAAATTACAGATAAATAAGAGATAGATAGGTGTAATATGGCAGCGGAAAAGGGTAATAAGTATGCTTGTAAGTACACAGAGAAAGAGATGAACGCGCTTTGTCTTGAGCTTGTGGAGTGGTCGCATAATTCAAAATCTATACACATGGCATCGTTCACATATGAGAAGTTTAGAAAGCCTCGGAGATATCTATACGACATGGCAGAACACTACCCACAACTGAAGGAAGCACTAGAGCAAGTTAAAGAAATTCTTGCTATGAAGATGGCGAACGCATGTTATAACTCCAATGAATCTGGTGTAAATGCTGTCTTTGGCGAGAAGTATCTACCGATCTATAACACTGACTATAAAGAGCTTCTGGCTTGGAAAGCACAGCTATCGAAAGACAAGGAAGCAGAAGACAAGCAAGTTGTTATAAATGTTACGAATTTCGGTGATAAGAAGATAGAAGTCGAAGAATAAAATCACATGCCTTACCACCCACGTTCTTTAACCTCAAGTATGTTTCGATGTTAGTAGAATGTGACAAGTGTGGTAAGGCTTTTGACAGAAGACCTGATCAAGTGAAGAAATACAAGAATTGCTTTTGCTCAAAAGAATGTCACGGAAAGTATAAATCCTTAAATCCCAGAGGCGTTTCTTGCGAAATTGTAACATGCGAGAACTGCGGTGTAAGGTTCAAAAAGAAGCTATGCGAGATACGAACATCAAATAGTAATTTTTGTTCTAAAGAGTGTTCTTACAAACGCGACCACAGCAATGATAATTTCAATCTAAAGCATGGTATGACAAAACATAAACTTTAAAAGATTACAGATAAATACGGGATATGTTTTGTTTCTGCTCAACGATTGATTAAAAGAGACTGTTCTGAAGATGAGATAAAGGCATATGCTAGGTTAGATACTAAAGGAAGAAATAACTTCTGGGGGAAACATGGTAAAATCGGTAAGCGTCCCACACAACTTCACTCCTAGGGATTATCAGCTACCGTTTCTTAGGGCTATGGACAACGGAGCCAAAAGAGCGATGTTATGCTGGAGCCGGAGACACGGGAAAGATAAGATTTGCTGGGTTTTTCTGATAAAGGCGATGCTTGAACGTGTCGGAAACTACGCGTATATATTCCCTACTGCGTCACTAGCAAGAAAGGCCGCGTGGCAGAATATTGATGCCGATGGTTTTAGGTTGCTCGATCATATTCCCAAAGAGCTTATCAAGCGCAAACAAGATATGCAGATGTTTATCGAGCTTATAAACGGTAGTACCGTAACGTTCTTCGGTAGCGATAGGCAAGTTAGTGTTGGAACGGCGTATTGTGGTATTGTATTCTCTGAGTTCGCACTACAGGACAGAAGCACATTTGATTTGTTGCGTCCGGTTGTCATGCAGAATAAGGGGTTTATGATAATGAATAGTACTCCGAGAGGACGTAATCACTATTATGAGCTATGGAATATGGCGCAAGATAATGAAGACTGGTTTACAAGCCTTGTTACAGCAGACGACACAGACGTATTTTCTGAAAAAGATATACAGGGCGAAAGAGATGCTGGAATGTCAGAGGAGCTTCTACAACAAGAGCTGTTTTGTAGCTTCACCAGGGGCGTCGAGGGTAGTTTTTTTGGAAAAAAAATCGATGAAGCTCGGCAAGAAGGTCGTATATGTAAAGTCGTTCCTGAGGAAGTACAGACCTACGCCGCATTCGACCTTGGTATGAATGATATGATGACAATATGGGTATGGCAGTATATTGGCACGGAAGTCCATTTTATAGATTACTATGAAAACAATAATGAGGCTATAGCGCACTATGTTCAATGGTTGAAGAGTAAGCCTTATATCTGGAATACAATTTTTTTACCACACGACGCAAAGGTAAGAGAGCTAGGTACAGGACTATCGAGGCTAGACACTTTCAAGAGCCTAGGCATTAACGCTCAACTTGTGCCAAACATGCACTTGATAGAGGGTATCGAAGTTGTACGAAAGATCCTTCCACGATGCTGGTTTGACGAAGAGAAGTGCAAGCGTGGGATAGAGTCTTTAGAATGCTATCACAGGGAATGGGATTCACGTAATGAAGTATATAGAGACCGCCCGAATCACGATAGATATAGCCATGGCGCGGACAGTTTTCGCTATGCTTCGATCTCGATAGCTAAAGAGATGAACACACATGGCAGCATGGACAAGAAAGCCTACAGGTCGCTAAAGACAAGAAACAGGCGCGTGATATGATTAACGCGAGCGAACTATCATACAAGACATTTACGCTTAAAAACTATTCTCATACTACAATAACCCATCTTCCCTCTTTCTCTTCTGTAAGATACGGCGGTATCTATTATCTCGATGAAGAAGAGGCATTGTTGACTTTAGAGGCAAGGGTTAAGCTACAAACTACATAGTAACGATGTTGTCTGAGTAGGACAGCGAGAAGGCACGGACTTCGGTTCGTGTCTTTTTTTGTGTCTTCGTATTCCACTATTTACCTACACTTCCCCCTCTATACGCCTTTTGTTCACCTTTTACCTTGCCCTCAAAATTACTTTATTGTTTAATGACTCATGTAATGTTAATTACACTTGTGACGGATTGATCCTCCGATAGCAAAACTGCGTAACGCTGTTCGCAACAGCATAAAAAGGAGTTCGTAATGAACGAAGAGTATGACGTAGCGCCACCCGTCCCGGCAGATGAAGGAAACCAAGAGTTTACGGAGTCCGTATCTGAAGAAAGTCAGGTAACAGATAAAGAGTTTAACTTTCGTGCTTTAGAAGCAGAAAGGAATCAGCTTCGTGATGAGGCCACTCAATATCGCAGTAAAGCGGAAGAAAATGAGTCGCTAGTAAAGATGTATCAGCAGATGGGATATCAATCTAAACAACAGCCTCCAGGCCACGAGCCACAGTCGCAGTCGCAAGTACAGCCGAATAACGGCCTAAACTTTGAAGACGCCGTTGACGGTGAGGCATTAAATAAGTTGAGCGGATACTTCGGCACACAAGCCGAACAGATAAACTCTCAGGTGAGACAGCAAGCGGAACAACTTGAACAGATGCAACTAGCACAGCAAGATCCCAACTGGCGCTCTACAATAGAAAAATATTTACCAGAGGTTTTACAAAAACAACCGTGGCTTGCGGATTCTATAAAAAGATCTCCAAGCGCTTGGAAAGAAGCTTATTATCACGCTACGAATAACGCCAACTATTATAAAACGTCGTTCGAGCAGAAACAAAGTCAGCAAGCAGAGCAGATTGTCAAGAATGCCTCAGCGCCGAAGAGCCTCGGCTCGGTTGGTTCGCAGTCAAATCTTGGCGGTCATCGTGATGCCTTCTCTCTTAGTAATGATGATTTCGCTAGTGTCAAAGCTCAGATAAGAGCAGGCACTTTCAAGTAAGTTGTGATGTAGACCTCTTTAACTTAAAGAGGATTTAAAAATGGCACAAGGTATTACAACCGCCAATGATATCCCACCAGCAATAAGAGACGTTTATCAACGTATGATGCTTGAAGAAGCAAAACAAACGCTTGTATACCGTCTTTTTACTGATTCGGATTCTATCCCTACTGGGAATGGCGACGGAATGGAATGGTATCGTTATGACGATTACCCAGACGTAACAACCGAACTAACTGACGGCGTATATGGCGCACCACGTCAGCCCGTTCGACGCACAATCAAAGCTTCGCTATCAGTCTACGGAGACTATGGCAAGTACACAAAACGTACTGTAAAAACAAACCTCGAAGACTTCACAATGCGTCAAGTCGAAAAGTTTGCTCGTCAGTCTGCTAAGACTTTCGATAAACTAATGAGAGATGTTTACTACAGCGGTATCTCATACGTTAACGCTACTAACGGCGTAAGCGGAACTCCTGGAACACTAACAGAGCTTACAGCGACAGACTTCGGTATTGTTACTAAGATGCTACGAGGCAACGAAGCGGAATACATTCGCCCGATGATCTCTGCTTCTGGTCTAGTCAATACTGGTGCTGTTTCTCCTGCTTATTTTGCTTTCGTTCACACGGATCTTCGTGATGACGTCCGCAATATGAAAGGTTTCCGTGATGTTAAGGATTACGGCGTTCAGCAGCCTGGATATGCAATGGAACTTGGTTCTGTTGGAAACGTTCGTATCCTCGAAACTCCATACGGAAAACTCACTGGTTCAACTTACAGCGTCATCGTTACCGGTGCCAATGCTGCTGGTGAGGTGAATCTTTCTGGTAATGACTATAGCGTATATCGCCATGGCTTCGGTTCTGCCGGTGCTAGCGACCCTCACTCGATGTTTATGACAATCGGCTGGGACGCTTATTGGGCTGGAGTTGTAAAGAACGATAACTGGACAGCGGATCTGCGCTGCATAGTATCAGCATAACAATAAGGAGTTTACATCATGAATAGAACATTAAGAAAGATTGTTACATCAACTGGTGCCGCAATGAACATAGAGCTTGGCTTCGTGCCGAATTCTGTTGAAGTTCGCAACGTCACACAGTGGAAACAAGTAAGCCAGAATACTAACTTATTCTGGAACAGTAACATGGCAGACGCTGCTTATTATGGATATGCAACACAGTCGACGCTTACCGATGGTTTGCTTCCCGTGACGGATACAAGTAATGGCTTCACTCCATACGACACAACTAACGTTGTAGACCGTCAGAAAGTCCTTGAAGCTGCTACTGCTGCTAACCCTTGCGTTATCACAGTAACAGGTCACGGATATACTGCGGCTAACGATGGCGATACCTTGTCATTTAACTTTATTCCGAGCGATTCGATGCACGAATTAAGTGGAAACCGTTATACAATGACATACATTGGTGCAGACTCTTTCAGCATCGATGTTGACTCAACAAACTTCACCACTTTTGACGCTGCGACTACTCGCGGTGGAATCGTTGTGAATGAGTCAGTGACATACGAAGACACTGGGTTTAAAGGAATTACACTTGGAACTATTCCAGCTGCCAATTCTGCTGATGTTTTAGAGCTTATCGTAAGCTTTGATGAATTAGACATGCCTACTGTTTAGTAGCTTTTAGGGGAGGGGCGAAAGCCCCTTCTCTTAATTTTTAACAATAAAAGGGAATACAATGGCCAAAGAACTAAAACCACCGACACGCAAATACTACTTTGAAAACACGAAACAACCAGGACAGGAAGTCGAATTCTTCGCTGGCTCAGCGCCTTGCCGTGGACGTGAACAAAGAGACGTTTTACAGAAATACAAGATGAAAGACGGTGAAACCGTCGAGCTTACCGAAGAAATGGCTCATCATATCCGAAGTAAAGGACAGATGAGACCTATGGGAGATAATGGAGAGCTTCGACTCGATCGCAGATTCTCACTACACGAGGTGTAAAAAATGGCTGAAACTATTGCAGAGATACAGAAACTTGTTAAAGACGTAAGTCAGCATCAAGAGCTTAGCGACTCAGAAAGCCTTACAGCGATTAATGACTTCTACCAGAATCAATTTCACGTTGATATAGGTAAAAGCTCTATTAATACAATGTGGAACTTTCAGACGTTGCCAAATACTGATGAATACGCAGTACCTGAGATGTATCGTCTTATCAATAGTGACGTAGCCTTTCTCAATGGTGAAGAGATAGACATATACGTTAACGACCTTATCTTTAAGAATGATTATAAAGATGCTTATATCGTTGACGAGTCTATCGGCACAGGAGATGCAGTAACTGCAACCTTTACGGGGACGCTTTCGAGCTTCCCTGTTGTTCCTGAGGCGATGATTGCATACGATGGAGTTGAGACTTTTAAAGATGCTGGAAGCGGTGTTCTTACTGGATCACTAGGAGGCACGGGTTCGATTGTTTACGCCACTGGCGTATATAGTGTCACTTTCAATACTGCTCCTGCCGACGGTCAAGACATAGCAACTACTTACGCAGAATACACAGCGGCTCAACCTTCAGCGATACTTCTCTACGATAACACTATAAAGCTACGCCCGATACCTGATTCTAGCTATGACATAGAGATACAGGTCGTAAAGCGCCCTATCACTCTTACGGCTAGCAGTGTTTTACCAAGTCTATTATGGGCTGATGCCATTGCTTATGGTACAGCGGTAAATATATTAAACAGTGATGGCAACTTCGAAGGAGCTGCTATTGTGGAAAGCGTTTACAAGAAAAAGTTGGGTTCAATCCTGAGCTTTCAATACAAAATCAAAACAACGATAAGAAAAATGATACCAAGGTGGTAAATGATGGCTTGGACAACAACAGCGCCTAGCACTGGCGATATTGCAGTAGAGAACGGTAAAGTTCGTGATAACTGGGGAATCATAAAGACTACAGTCGATGTAGATCATTATGGTATGTCAGAGCCTGCAAATGTTAATGATGGAGAACATAAGCAAGTTACTCTTGTCGAGATTGCTACCGCTCCAACGGGTGTCGCTAGCAAGGGTTTTGTATATGGATACCCAGACGCTACAAGCTCAGAGACCGAAGTCTTCGCAAAAGGCAAGAACGATACACCAGTCCAGATTACAAGAGATGGAGAAATTGCAGGTGGAGGATTGGTTTCTGCTGCGTGGGGTTCTTTTAATGGTTCATCTCTTACGGCATCCGCTGGCTGCACTGCTTCATACAATGGAACTACCTTCACTGCCACATTTACGCATGAGATGGCAACTGCTAATTACGTTGTTAATTTCAATTTCCCACAACTTGCCGCCGCTGTAAATAAACAAGTAAACAAAAGCACTACAGGTTTTAACATCTCTCGGAATGCCAGTGTCACATGGAATGGAATTATAGATTTCTCAGTTTTCGGAACTCTTGCTTAAGGAGATAATATGTCATACACCCCTTTTATGATTGCTGGATTTCGTGAAGGCGAAGACAAATCTCTTGAACCTTGGCTCACTCCTGACCAAGCGTTTACTACTCTTGAGAATGTCTATATCGACCGTGGTATCTTAAAGAAGCGTGGCGGCGTATCAGAATACGGACAACTAGGAACGTATGTTAATGACGAACATGTTGGAACTCTGGGCTCTAAGACTTATACCGGAACACTGGCGAATACTACTCCAATCTCTGGTTCAGTAGTTTTCTACGATGCAGGAGGAGCGACACAGACTATTACAGACGATGGAGACGGTACTCTTTCTGGTGATGGAACTGGTACTATAATATATGCTACTGGAGTCTATAGCGTAACATTCACTGCTAATACTGTAAGCGACCCTGATGTTGATTATCACTATAGCGACACTGGAACAGACCGTATCGTCAGAGGTGTATTTCGTTTTGATAAAGACCTTGGTGGCGATGAACTTCTTGCTCTTGACAAACGTCGCTTAAGTAGGTGGAATACCTCGTACGAATATTTCGAGAATATCCCCTCTGGAACTGCTATTGCAGATGAGGCGTATGATACTGGGGCTGGTGGTTCAACCTATACTCATACAGCTTCAAATATCCCTGTAATTCCCTTTACAGTTTCTGTCGGCGATGCTGTCACAGGGCAAGTTTTATACGATAACGGCTACGGTGTTTTCATCGATTCCGTTGGTGGCTCTGGAACTGGAACGATAAACTATACTACTGGTGAAATGAGTGTCACCTTCGAGACTGTTATCGCCGCTAATCCGATACTGGTCTCTTATCATCATGCTGCAACGAAGGTATGGGATACCTTTAACAGTGCAAACCTTATCTGGGGTAAAGCATGGCAAGACCTTTACTGGTTTTGTGATAACTCTAGCAATATCCATGTGTATAACGGTACTTATGTAATAGACATAACTCCTAGATTGGCTCTTGGACTTGCAAGAACAGAACTCCTTACTTCTGCTAAGTGTATGGAGATACTCAACGAAAGACCTGTATTCTTCAATACTGTTGAAGATGGTACTCGATACTCTCGACGTGCAAGATGGTCATCTCCTTTTAATACTCTTACTGTTGACGGCATGCGTGACGACATCGATGGGCAAGGCGATTATCTTGATGCTACAACAAATGACGAGATAGTAACCACTGTACCCTTAAGAGACCGTGTGGTCGTTTTCTTTGAGAATACTATTGGATTATTCTCCTATACTGGCAATTCAGACGCTCCGTATCGTTGGGATATGCTCAATAACGAGATTAAGACATCTTCAACTTTTGGGACATGGAACTTCAAGCAATTGGCTTTTGCTCTTGGAAAGTTTGAGATAACAGCGTGCGACGGTGTTACAGCCCAGAAGGCTAACGTTAAGATCCCAGAGTTCACGATGAATATCGATTATTCTCATATTGACAAGTGCTATGGCCATGTTATCCCAGAGAAAAGACAGGCATGGCTTGCTTATCCTTCTAGAGAATCAGGTCTTGGGTATCCAGATAAAGTCATGGTGTTTAACTACGACGACAACGTTGTTTCAGAATACAGCTTTCTTGATAGCGCACAAGCTCCTTTAGATATACGATGCCTTGAGGCTTTCGACCGTGACACCGACGCTACTTATGCCGACCTTGCTAGTGGTAAATATTGGGAAGGGATCAGCGCTCCTGCTACTTATGCTGATTATGTCGGATACTCATACGAAGATGTTATCCATCAATCTGGTGGTCTAATAACTCTTGCAGGTAGCAAAGATGGCTACGTCTACATAGCAGACGATGAAAGCTCTCTCAATGATAACGGTAGCGACTACAACTTCAAAATCGACACTAAGAAGTTTAACCCATACATTGAACAGGGAAGAAACGTATCTCTTGGGCATGTTGACTTCCTTGTTTCTGCTGTTGAAGATTGTGAAGTTGAAGTAAAGTTCTACCTTGGCTTTACTGATAATGAAACAGGAACGCTTTCGAAGACCTTCTCTTGCTCTAGCCAAGACGATAAAGTTATAAAGCGTGTCTACTGCAATGCTTCTGCTAATGTTATCGGATATAGAGTCTCTCACCCTGAGAGCAGCGAGTCAAAGAAGTATAACTTCGAGCTACATTCCCATACTCCATACTTCAAAGTTTCGGGGAAAACGATATGACACTACCGTTAAACATAATCTTCCCTGAAGACCCTAGCGAGCTTAATAGAGAGCTAACCTTCATGTATCAAGACATTGCTCGTACTGTCAATGGTTTCAATGAGACATGGACGCCAGTAATAGAGGGCGGTACTGCTTCTGGAGCTGGAACATATTCATCGCAGAAGGGCAACTACTACAAACAAGGACTTATGGTCGATTGTTGGTTTTCAATTGTGATGTCAGCCCATTCTGGTACTGGTGACATGAAAGTAAAGCTACCATTCAAGGTTAAGAACCTCAGCGACGTATGGATTGGCGAGGTTCTCGACTCTAACGTCACATACCCGAGCGGTACACACCTTGTTTTACAGGGGATTAATAATACGATGTATGCGAGGATTGTTGCGTGCGGCGATGGTATCGCTAGTGCTAACGTACAGGTTGATGGAACAGCAGAAATAAACGGTCACATACGATACATGGAGGCGATATGAAGTTTGAAAGATGCGTAAATGCTAACTTTATACCTCGACACTTATTGGAACAGCTACCAGACAAGCGTTTCG